GCATGAAGCCCGAGATCGCTGTAGCCCCTTCGTTCTGGTCTCCGTCACGCGAGTTGTAGTTCGACGACCGAACAGCCGTTGCGTACCCGCCACCCGTGTTCACCTGTACCTCTACGACCACCTGAGTGCGGTTGTTGAACCCGTCGCCGTTAATCTGCACGTTGATGAGCAGCCACTTGCCATCCAACTCGGATTCGATCGTCACTTCTCCGGCCGAATATGCGTATCCACTGTCTTCCTTGGCCGGAGTATCCCACGTCACCATGGTGGACGCCGTGGGCGGGTTCGTCGTGGTGGCCGTCAGGGCGCCGCCATCTGTCTTCTCCGCAAAGAAGATGATCGGGGTTATCCCGCCGCCGCCACCAGCCGGAGTCTGCCACGTATTGTCGTCCCGCAGGTACTTCGTCCCATCCGGCGTACCCGTGCCCAGCCGAGCAGTCGGCACGGTCCCGCTGGCCAGGTTGCTCGCGTTCGTGCAGTCGGTGTTCGGGACGCTGCCCAGACCCACATCGGACTTCGATACGCTATGCGGGTTCCCAGAAGTAATCGCATCGTGGTCACCGTCGCTGACCAAGGCGAGCTGCGCGCTATTGGCGTGCGTGTGCTCGTTGTTCACCGCATCGGTGGTATCCAGGTTCGGCACATTGCCGAGCCCCACGTCCGACTTGTCTACGCTATGCGGGTTCCCGGTAGTGTCGCCAATATGCGTATCAATCTCGGCGTGGGTATTCGTCCCCGCGCCGCTGATGTTCTGGTGGACGACGTTGCCCTCATTCACGGTCAGTTCCACGTCATGAGATGTCCCGTCCAGGGACACCGAGAGCCGGTCGTTCTCGCTCTTGATGGCGTTAAATTGGAGGTCTACTCCGTCCTTCTGGTAGTAGATGCTCGTGCCTGCGCCCTGACTGCTGGCCGTGTTGGCCTCGCCGCCGCCGCCGCCGGGCACCGCCTCCCACGCCGCGTTGCCCGCGCCGTCTGAGGTCAGCACATGCCCGTCCGAAGACGCCTCGGCATCTATGTTGCCTGCCTTAACGGTCTCTAGGTATGTCCCGAGATCCGTTATATCAGATTCGACATGCGCGTGGTCGGCATCGGCCGTGTTGTCTGACGACTTGATTCTAGACCACTCAGCCACGGTACACCCTTATCTCATCGGCCTCATAGTCATAGTACACAGTTCCCTTCTCCGCCCCGTCGGGCACGGAGGTGGGCAGAACCAGGTTGCCGGGCTTGAAGGCGCCGCCCTTATAGGGCTGGCGGACCTCGTTGATCCGCTTCTCAAGCTCGCGGATCAGCCGATTGGCCTCTCGTGCCTCGACTTTCCCGTCCTTGTCGCCGCGAAGAAACATCTCTCTCCTAGTCGTGCAACGTCATGCCCATGCCATAAATCTGGGCCTCGCCCTCAACACGTAGCATGTAGCCCTGTTTCAGGTGTGCCTGGCTCGGCATGAAGCGCATCAGGCTGCGGGCAGAGTTGGTCTCGTTGGTCGCCAGAACATCGGTGCCACCGTCGTATACCAGCGTCACCGTGAGCCCGTTGCCAGAGGTCTTGCAATCTATCCAGACATACTCGACCCTGGCCGGGCCCGGCAGCATCCACTCCTTGGTGTCGGCGCGGAGAGACTGTGAGCCGGTACTGTATAGTTTGTTGATGGAGTTTTCGCCCATCGTGTAGGGCGAAGCGTCGCCAGGGCGTCCAAACAGCCAGCCGTGCCCGGTTGCCTCGATAGACCACTGCGCGCCATCGCCCACAAAGGTAGCCACGTAGACCGATGTGCCGCCGCCATAGCAATGCAGTTTGTTATCCACGAAGCAACACTGCCAGGGCCCGGTTTCGGCCACAAACAGGTCTTGGATCGGATTACTGATCCGCTTGGGAGTCACGCCCTGATAGAGGTATAGTCCGCGCTCCCCCGCGTGAACCGCGCCAAAGGGCGTGATTACCACAGACAGGGGATCGGCCGTGCCCTCGGGCGTGTCGATCTCTTCGAGGTTGCCCACCCCGTCAAGATTCGCGTAGCGCCATAGGCGGCTGTTGGAGTACACCAGCACGCTGTCTCCATAGGCCGCAAGCGCCGTGATGTCCGCCGGGATCTCGATGTTGTTCAGGGGCGGGAAGAAGTCCGGAGCCCACGCCTGCGAGTAGTACAAGAACCGCTTGTTGCTGGTATCGTTGCAGTATAACCGCTGGCCAGCATGGGCAAGAAGCGACGACGTAGGCGGCTGATCGTGGTCGTCGGGGGCCTCGACCCACGCCGCCCCCAGCATCAGATCGTCTAGGTCGTCCCAGCAGTTGACCTTGGTCTGGTTATATACCAAAGCGTGGTCCACCCGGCGGATAAGGTAGAAGGTTGTTCCGCCCAGCTTGGTCCGCCAGAAACGCGCCCACAGATAAATGTCCGCTCCGATGTCATAGCCATTGCCTTCGCCGGTCTCGGCTGGGTAAGTGTATCCCGAAAGGTCGGCCACGGAGATGCCCGGAGCGGTGAGCTTCAGGCGCACGGTCTCATTCCAGGAGTCAAATGGCTCGGTACCGAAGGTAATACTGTCATAGGTGGCCCGCTCAATAGGTATCAGACTGCTCTCTATGACATCGCCGGATGGCAGGGAAATCTGGTAGCTGACCGCGTACTTGAACGGCCCAGTGCTTGACCCGCGCCCATTGGCGTTGCGGTAGACGTTATTGGCCGAGCTAAACGCCGTGTGGTTGGTCGAATCCTCGTTGTCCAGTTCAAACGTGGTAGAGCTTTTCCAAGTGATCTTGAAGTTCCGGGCGTTTAGTTGGGTCATCCCTGAGATGCCACCGGCGGGAATGCGGATGCCGTCGCCAGTAGACAGCCCGTGCGCTCCGCTACAGGTCACAAGTGCGGGGTTCGCATTGGAGATCCCGGTTATGATCCCGGCCATGTCGTCGGGCGAATACTTCTCGATGTATGTGTCTTCGGGATCCTGTGAAGACGGCTCTATCGCCCCGTGATCCCGGAAGCTCGTCCCATCATGGACCCGATTCTCGCTGCTGTCGGCAATGTACATCCTGTCGCCTAGCGGCAGGAAGACCGGGTTGTTACTGTTTCCCGAGGCCAGGGCGAAGTCGTCGCCATCGCGCTTGACATCTTGATCTAGCTTATAGATTACCTTGCCGTCGTTCTCGAATACCCCGCCGCCACGGGCGGTGGCGCCTGACAGGGCGATATGCTGCGCCGCGCCCAGAGACATCTTCAGGGAGCCACGATCGCTGTCGTAGTCTACCCCAGACACATAGGATAGCACGGAGTCATCCAGCAGGTGCGGCGCTGTCGCGCTGTCCATGCCCCGGAAGAGATAAGTGCCGAACTCTTTTCTCAATGCAGCGCCTCAAAAGCTGCGCCGGTCCACACCTTGAGCGTGGAGTCGGCAGAGTCAAAGAACAAAGTTCCTACCGACGTATCACCCGGTGCTGAAATAAGGGGATATTCTAGCCACTGAGGTGCAATTTTACCACTACCCCAGATGATCGCCGTATGTAGCGAGTCGGCCGACTGGTGGATTGTCAGCGCCCGGTAGCCCGTGGCCTGCGTTCGCAGATTCAACACACCCTCGGTCGCGCTGCCGCCGTTCCAACTAATCCCCTGGCCAGCCATCACATTCGCCCGGATCTCCTGCCGCCTGAGCGAGTCGGCATCGTCTTCGAAGATCTGCGAGGGGAAGTGGTAGGCGCCGTAGCCCTGCATAATCAGGGTGCGGCGATCCTCTGTCGCGCTCGGGTCGCCGCCAACTCCCTCGCCCCGGCTGTCGAAATACGGCTTGTCCATCCCCGCACCGTCGAATCGGATGCCGAAGAACGTGTGGTTATACCCGGAGAAGAACACCCGGCCGGGGATCGCCGCCAGCCCGCTGCCGATCTCGATGGACTGGTCGTAGAACCTGTTGCCGTTGATGACGTTTGCGGATCCCGTATCATGCGCGCAGTAAATGCCCCAACCAGCCGACGCATCAATGCCAGCAAGAGTCGAGGTCCACTGCAACTGGCCGCCGATAAACGTGTTCTCATTGGCCCATCCCGTATTGGCGTGCGTCACCTCGATGGCCGTCTCACAATCGCTGATCCGCCGGGGCTCGAAACGGTTATACGAGCACCCTAGATTCGTAGACCCATAAACTCGCAGCCCCTTCTTGAAGCCGACGATCTCCATGTCCCTGAACCTTGAACGCACGGTGTTAAACACGTTCATGCCAACGGTATTATCCCAGTCCACGCTGTCGGTATCGGCACATCGAATAACCCCGCCATCCCAGATGATGTTGTAGTTCTGGGATGAGCCCGAGATATTCACGATCTGGCCATTGATGGTGGTGTCGGCCAAGAGGACGGCCCCCGGCTCCATGATGATGCGGACCCGCTTGTCCGGATCACTGTTATAGACGGTCAGGCCAGAAGACAGCTTATATGTCCCATCTGGTATATAGACCGAACCGCCATCTGCTTCGGCCAGGTCGATCACGGCCTGCAACGAATCGCTGCAATCGGTTGTCCCGGTGTTGTCTACCCCGTAGGCCAGGACATTATAGGGCGTGAACCCATAGCGGGTCAGCGTGTCGCCTGTGCTGGCAAGAACCCGCTCCCACGATCCCGAGCCCCAGCGGAGGTCGTCTACCGATCCCCTATCGCGCGTCTGTCCCATGAAGAACAGGCAGGCCACGGCCAACAGTGCAAGCGCCAATCCGCGTTTCATCATGACTCCTCAATGTGCTCGGGCATCAGCCGAAACACCGGATCATGCTGGCCCGTGTAGGTCATTTCTCTCACCCAGTCGTGGGCCAACTTGGACGCCGCCCGGACCCGCAAGCGAGACAGCGAGCGCAAGAACATTCCGTACCAGAATACTGCCTTCTCCTGGTCAGCTATCACTGTATCCTGCGAATATGCCATATATAGCATATAGTACAGGATGGCTCCGCGAGCCCAGGCGGGGATAGCCGTGTCGTCTGTTATGCCGGCAGGACTATCGGCCTGGTAGATGATCTCCAACTCGAAGCCCGTGATGATGTCGGTGATAAACCCGTCGGTTCCGCCATAGGGCACGTCACGGATGTCGAAGATAAAGCCGTCGCCGCCGTCGGCCCCGGACATATCGACGATAAATCCGTCTGCGCCCCCGGAAACCTCGGCATATGTGCTGCTGGTGCCGGGGTTTTCGTAGAGCCCGATCTTCTCGTTCATCTCGTCCAGGTAGTAGAAGCGCGGCGTCCCGCTATGGTCCCGCCACCTGGGGTTGTTGTTGCGCAAGTCCTGATGCGTGATCGGCAGGATCTTCTGATCGTCGTAGGCCACGCGCATCACCCTGCGGCAGTCATCTGGCAGGTCGTACTCCTGCGTGCCCGCCGTTACGCCCTTGACCACCCGTGTCTCCAGGCAGGTCGAGTCTTCGACCAGGCGCTTCACGCCGGCTGTAGCGAATGAGGCGGCCATGGCCCCAGAGACATAAACAGGCGTATCGGCAGACTCGCCAATCATGGTGTAGAACAACGTCTTGATGTCGCTATATTGCACTACACCGCCTCTTCTTTCGTCCCGATGCCCTCTTCGTAACGCGAGCCGTAGCGGCTGGCCACGTCGCTCACGTTCTGGCTGTACTCCTCCATATAAGACGAGGCTCGTCTAGGGTCTACTGTCCCGTACAGCAGGGCCAGTGTGTACGGTACGTACAGCCGGTCTTGGATTTCGCCGGGGGCCGTGGCGGCCACGAACGAGAGGTTATTCTCGGGAAAGCACTTCAGGCATTGTAGCCTGATCGTTTCGTTCGTGACCGAGGCTATCGGGCGCCAGATCATTATCCGGCTATAGCCTTCGACTCCCGGCGCTGAGATCAGCAGGTAGTGCTCCGGGATGGTTGCCGTAGCGTTCATCCAGTTGCCGTCTACCCGGTCCAGTTTGTCGTATGTGATGGGCTTGAGGCGGTAATCGTAGTCAGAGCCGTCCGTAGAGAACTCCACCGCGCGGACTGCGATAATGGATTCCGGAAGTCCATAGTACAGCGAGCCAGACTGCAACGAGATCGTCTCGGTGCCCCAGTAACTCTCAGCCTCTTCCTTGATGGCCAAGTCTGCTAGGTGGAGCATCGAGCGAATGTGGCTGTCTTCCCACCTACCTGCCGAGTCCGGTACGCGGTCGCGTATTTTCTGCGTGACTTCTGTGACTATATTGCCCATGTCAGCGCCTCAAGAGCCAGCACACGAACTTTTCCCAGCGAGTCGGGTTGGCGTTGGTAAAGCACCTAGCTCCACAAATACATCCTAGATGCTTGCGGACTGTGGGCTCCCTCAACACTCGCCTGCACGTTAAGCAGCGCATATATGCCGTTACGCCAACCCGACCCATTTATCAGTCTCCAGGCACCTTGCAACAGAGAATACAATAGCCGGTATCGCTTCCGTCTCCGGCATCGCCACTGTCTGCTGCAAGATTGATTGCAAACACTGCCAGATCATATCCGGCCGTTCCGTCGGCTTCTGCAGCCGACCTGCCCTGCGCCCCAGGATTAGATCCACCATGGTCGGCAATAGCCGCCAAGAAAGGATCTCCCTGCAACGTATCGGCATTGGGGGCGACAACCCCGCCATCTGTTAACACATAGTCACAGTAGCCGGTTGTCTGAATCCAGCCCCACCCAGCCGCAGTAGCCGCTTGAGCCACAACTCCGGCGACACGAGTAGAGTGCCCGACGGCATCCTCAACTCCGTATCCCAGAACTCCGGCTGTATCGCTCCACTGCACAACCTCGCCTTTGGCCTTCGCTGCGTCAAAGTACACAAAAAGGAACTTTGGCAACGCCCCGGCCGAGACAGGGGATGTATTGGGCTGACTGACGCCAGTGCTTACGACAAACTTCTTGCCCATTCTTCCTCACCCCCTTACATAAAGTTGACCCAGGCTTTAGTCACGACATTGCTGACGGCATCCGTCAATGCGGTCCCATAAGGGATTTCGCCGGCAAGATCACCTCTGGCTACACCTGTCATCGTCGGCACATTGCCGGTGGGCACGAGAACGTCACCCTCGGCAGCATCATAAACCATGACGCTATCGCAGAACCCATAAACAAGTACTCGGCAGACTTCACCGCGAACGGCATTTTCTGCCAAGATGCCTACGGGGGATGAATCGTTCATGCACCACATGATGGCCGTGCCATCTCCGGGATTATCGGTCACTGTGCCGACATTGGCTCCAGACAGATCGTCTGATGCCGTGGCGGCCCTCACCAACTGTCCCTTCGACATGGTTTCTTGCCCGCAAATTGCCGTAATGAATATCTGGGGCGCCTGGCCAACAGTTACACCTGTTAGCAACATGACGACCTCCTATGGCGCACCGAACGGGAACAGCACATAGCCTCCGGCGGCAACAAGAGTGTCGCCATCATCTTCTAGTGCCAGACCAACTGTTGACAAAACAATGTCGGTTGCCGGATCTCCAGCAAGCGCGCTTGAGTCAACAACTCCACTGGCTACCGCAAAAAGCAGATTGCCGGCCGCGATGTCGTTGTCTCCGTTGGTAATAATATCAACATCACCAAGGCCGCCACACTGGACCCTGATAACGTCTCCAGAATTACCAGCCGAACAGGCCACGCCACAGGGGATCGTATCAGCATCGCTCAACATCACTGCTCTGCCCTCATATCCGGTTTCTTCCGAAACAAGGGCCCATCTGACAGTGCTGCCGACCAATATACTGTCCTCGCCGGCAACGGCGAAGAAGTACTTTTTCCCACCTTCAGTCTGGTGGTCAATTGTCTGCGGATGCATCTAACTCACCTCCTTAGGCCGCGATAGCGCGCGTGACGTCGTGGATGACGCAGTGCTTACGCCGGTTGGAGCAGACAAGCTGCAAGTACGCGAGGTACAGGTTCGTCCGCGCGTCCTGATCCACGGGGCGCTGGAATCCGGTCGGCCGGAAGTCCTTGCCACGCGCCATGACCAGCTTGAGGAACTTGGAGTTCAGCGCGAAGATCGAGTCATCGACCGCCGAACCGCTATCCCAGTTCACATTGTTGCTGATGTCAGGCACATGCTCGTCCCAGAAGATGTCTGCGTTCTGGTGCTGGATCGAGGAGAAGCCCCACTTCTGCTTGCCGGCCTGGATGTAGCGCCGCTTGTCCATGAAGGCTTCCTGGAGATTGGAGAAGGTCGCCGGAGAGACAATGAACAGATCCGGCGGGCCGCCAGTACCATACGAGGCGTGCATGTAGGCCCACTCAACAGAGGCCAGCAACGCCGCATAGGTATCATTCGTCGCGCCAGAGGTGTCAAAGTCCTCTTCCTTGCATCTCCACCACGTATAGTTAGCCGGGTTGATACCACCCGGATAATACGTGTCGTAGTCGTCCGTCACGATGATCGGGATCGACTGGATGTTCTTGCCCCCGTTGGCCGTGGTAGCCGGGGCAGTGATGTTCTCATAGTCCCACAGATGCTCGTTGATCTTCTCGCTGAAGGTCATCGAGGTCTGGGTCCACTTCTCGCTCAACAGCTTAACGATCCTGCCGACGCCGGCATTCTGGAACTCGCTCAGACCGTCGATGGACAGCGCACCGGAGTACTGTGCCCAAGGATAGATGGCAGAGGTCATTCCGTCCTGCGGAGAGACGTCAAGATTATCGTACCGGCTGTACGAGCCGACCGTGGTGTTCTGGCCATACATGACATTGACGTTGATGTTGTAGCCGCCATCGGCATACTCGATCCGATTCGCCTCCTTGAGCACCCTGAATGTCGGGTTGCTCTTGAAGATGTTGTCATGCATCCGGCCCTTTTTGTACCACTTATCAGTGGTCGTCGCCAACAGTGCGTCAATAGCAGAACTACGCGCATTGTCGTTGGTCACACCGGCCATTTATCTCACCTGCCTTTCGTCACCAACTAAGACCCAGTTCCTTGGCGACTTCCATGCCGTCCTGCTCCAAAGTGGTCCCATACCTCTCGGCTGGCGTAACCTCTTTGGGCGCCCCCGTTTCCTGGGAGCGAGGAACTGCCCTTTTGCTGGCTGATGCTTTTCTACGTGCAGTCTTCTCGGCCCTCTGGGTTCTTCCGACCTGGAGGGCCGCATGGTCAAACAAGGCGTCTAGGCCCTCGTCCGACTGAAGTGCCTGCTGCCAGAGGGGATTAGCCTCGACCAGCTCGGTCATGCGTTGCTCGACTTCTGGCGAGAAGCCCTCTTTCTGGGTGAGCCGGTTGTACCGCTCGCGTGCTTCATACTGTTGCATCTTCGCGGTTTGCTCATCCAGTTTCGGGAACACGTTGTCGAGCTTTTCGCTGATCTGCTGCTGGACTTTCTTATCCACCTCGTACTGCATACGCGCTTCCCAGGCCCGGTTCCATTCCTCGGGAGAAGCGTTATCTCCCGGCATGGGCGGCGGCCCGGCTTCGGGTGCGGGCGGTGGGGCGGCAACCTTCTCCAGCTTGGCCTCATACTCCTTCTGGAGTTCAGCCACCTGGCGCATCTTCGCGTGAAAGCCCCGCTCCATGTCTTTGTGCTTACGCAGGACATACGGCCGGTACTCCTCGGGGATAGACTCGATCCGCCCGTCCCAGTCCTCATCGGACTTAGCGGCAGGCTCTTCGGTCTCCTCGTCTTCCGGCTCTTCCTCGTCTGCGGGCACCTCGTCAGCCTGCTTGGCCTCGTCTTCTGCTTCGGCAGCATCGTCGGCGGCAGGAAACTCAAGCTCATCAGGTACTTTCCAGCCCTCGTCTTCGGTAGTTTCCTGGGGAACTTCTACCGTATGGTCGTCTTCACCAGGAACCGGAAAGGTGATGTTGTTATCGGCAAACATGATCTACTCCTTGGGCTGGTTAGCGAGTTTGGCCTTTGTCTTCTCCAGATCATCACGTGTGATTTCTGGCAGATCCTTCATGGCCTCTCGCGCCTGCGCTTCGCGGCGCTTACGGCCGGCGGCTTTGCCGGCCATTTTCAGCTCCGCGTTGGTTTCACGGTCGTCTTTGCGGCCGTGTTTTTGAATGTACTTGATCTCATCTAACGAATCGTCACGCTCTATAGGCACCATGCCCTTTTCTCTGGCTACTTGTTCCATGTGGGTGCGGCTACGTACATAGCCCAGATCCGGGTGGATCCCCTCACAGCTTCTATTGCCCGCGCAGGTATCCCCTACGATCCGGATACCGCCATACTCGCGCCGCAGCATCGTGTTGCAGTCCGGGCAAGTGACTATAGAGACCTTGCCCAGATGGTCTGCCATCTGCTCCATGGTCAGAAACAGGTCATACGACTTATGGCAGTCGTCACATGTCATTTCATAGAGAGGCATATCTACTGCCTTCCTGCGGCGCTCTGGCTGATAACGTCAGCCTGTTTGGTGGCCATCTGGGCTATCTTGAGTCTCTGGTCGTCAGTCTTCATTTCCTGATCGGCCTGCTTGGCTGCGGCGTCCTGCTGCATCTTCTCCTGCTGCATCTGCATCTGCATCTGCTGGGCGGCTTGCTGCTGCTCAAGGGCGCGCTTCATGCCGTTGGTGATGGCGTTGATGATCCGCTGATCGGTAATGCCGTACAGTTCAAACAGGGCTTCGTTGCCCTCGCGGTCCTGTAGCAGTTGCATGGAGACCTCGCCGCCGCCCAGCACCATGTTCATGAACTGGGTGAACTGGGCCATCTGCACAGCCCGGTTACGCGGAGTCATCTCCTCTACGTCCACCGAGTGGTCATAGTCGCCGATAATCATCTCGTCGTTAGCGAAGGTCTGGAACGACTGGCCTTCTGGGCCCATGATCGTGACTGCCTGCTCGGTGGTCATGTTGGTCTGGATACTGTCTGTGAGTTTCTTGAACATCTCGGCCAGGCAGTCGGCCAACTGGTTGCGCTGGTCGTCTACTCGCAGCGTAGCGTGGAGCTGCATGTTCTCGACCTGCGTGGCCGTTTCTGCTCGCGCCTGTCCGCGTGCCTCGCTCGGCTGCCCTGCTACCTCATCGAAGTTGAGTTCGATGTTCTTGATGTAGCCGAAGAGGGCCGGCGAGACCGGGGTGTTCGGCACCGGGGTGATGGCGTCCAGCAGGCTCTCGCCGGGCTTCAGATCCACACCGATGAACTGCATGTCCTCCGGCGAGGTGAGTTTCTTGGCCTCTGCGTCCTTGATGCGGGCCCGGTCGTAGAGGTACTTGCGCGTCTCTTTCCTGAAGGCGGCCATCTGCATCTTGCGAGCCTTGTTCAACTCGTCGTTCAGGCAGATGAGGTCTGTAACCGGCGGCTTGGGATAGAACTCATAGGTCTTGGTGATCCGCTCGAACGGCCGGTAGAACACATAGGGCGAGTGGTCTATGCCGGCCGGGATCGGCTCGTCCAGCAACTTCTCACCGTGGCCATCGGCCAGGATGATGACCCGCTTGTTCTTGAGATCCCAGAACTCGAAGAGACGGATAACCTCGCTTTGGTCTTTGATGAAGGGCTCTTGGCTGCGGCCATCGGTATCCATGCCGGGTACGCGCGCCTCATCATGTTCCAGGTCGCTGGGGTCATCTATGTACGCCTGACCCGTGGCCACCAGATCCTTGGTGTTCTTGTAGCGTGGGTCATTCTGCACGTCCTTGAGCGGCCTGACATACTCCTCGGCCACCCAGTCGTGGGTGCGGAAGTTATTGCCCCCGTTGGGGTCGATAATCATGTGCCGATAGTGTACCCAGTCGATAAACCAGAGATCAGAGATAACGCCGCCATCGATCGGGATCAGATACCCCTCTTCGGTCCTGATCGGGATGACCTTGCCGCGTGCATCGAGCATCGGGCGGCCATCGTCGAACCGCTGGATCTCGTAGTTGTCCCACCTCGGCAGGCCGGTTTCTGGATCGGTCTCCGGATCGCGGCGTTGCTCGTAGGCCCAGGGCTTGAGCAGGGGCTTATAGCCGACCTTCAAGACCCCGTAGCCGAGCTGGGCAGCGCGCACGAAGCGGCGCAAGGTGTTCTTGAGGCCCATCTGCGGGCCGTGGGCGACGTTATTGGTCAGGCCCTCGACGATCTTGTGGCGCGAGATGGAGCGTGTACGGGGCACCATCTCGATCTGGCCGGTCATCTGGTTCGGCATCGGATCTACGACAGGCCCGGTTTCCGGATCTATGATCGGCGCATCTACCTGGTCGTAGCCGCTCGGGCTCTTGGGCGTGAGCCTGGCCGTCGGATTATGGAAGACGGTCTGTGCTATATGCGTATTGATCCAAGAGGCGACCTTGTTGATCTTGATATCGTCGGGCGTGCCCCACTGCTGGTCCCAGTGCCGGCCATCATCGAAAGCCTCGTTCTTGGCCCAGAAGTCGTCTGTCTCGCGGCGACGGCGCTTGATGCCCTGATCTATCTTGTAGAACAGGTCCCTCACATCGTCATCGGCGTGCATCGGGCTTCTGGTGTTGCTGCCCAGCAGTTCAGCCATGTTACACTCGCTTAGACTTTAGCCGGCAGGCCATTTTGACCTTGAACCCGGCCAGTTCCTCACACACGCCACAGTACAGGTCGGGCCGCGACCCGAAGCTCAAAAACTTGTCCTTGAACCCGCACGTCGGACAGGTGTACTCAAACGTATGAGTCCTGGCCGGGGCCCCGCGCAACTTCTTCTTAGGGGCCGACGTATTCACGGTGGTGTTTCCGGCCTCGGTCCTGTTCATCGATGATCCCTTCTGCCCAGGCCAAGGTGCCGAAGTCTCCCGCAGGCATACGGGGGATAAGTTCGGGCTCGCCCATGGCGTCGAGGCAATAGCACCACGCATCTGTCGCGTGGTTGTTTTTCTGCCTGATCTGCTCCAGTTTGTTCTTGTAGAGGTTCACGGCTTCGGTGCGGTGCTCGGCCCAACGCAGTTCGCGCACCTCGCGCGCGAGCGAGGGCGTAGCGGCGGTGATGAATCCCGTCGGATTGGCCGGGTCTTTCCAGTAGCCGCCCAGCAGGTGATTGGTCACTACCTGCACATCGACGCCCCGGCGGCCGGGATACATGTGGACCCCGTGCTCGGAGAACCGCTCGCCCAGGGTCTTCAGCCCCGAGGCGGTATGCTGGTTCTTGATCGTGGTGACCGACGGGTCGCAGCGGATGTACTCCAGGCGGCCCCAGTACGGGCAGCGTTTCAGTTTCTCGCAATGCGCCGCGAGATTCTTGCACGGTTCGTACAGCTCCCAGACAGTCTGGATCTCCTTCGTCTTGCGATTGCGAGCGGTGACGATGAAGGCCGCCGGATTCCGGGTGCCATAGTCGTAGCCGGCAAAGAACTCCCAGTCTGGGTGATGCATGAGGTCAATGTCTTTGGGCGCCTGTCGGCCCGTGAAGATTGGATGTGTCGGATCAGCCAGGAACGGGAACACTGGATCGCCGCCGCCAGCCATGTAGTCGATCTCATATTCCTGCCGCCAGGCTAGAGACTTGAATCCACCTTGAGAATATGCCGGATTCTGGACCGCTTCTTCGACCCACTTGCGTCCGTTCTCGGTCGCCGGATCCTTGTCTGGATCGGCTGTATAGTGAATCTCCAGAACCCAGCCGCCGCTGGGGGTGCGCCAGGAACGCATGCCCTTGGGCAGGCGGAAGGGGTCGCAACCCAGGGCTTCCAGCGCAACCGACACTGGCTGGGGAATAGCCAGCTCAGGCTCGAAATCTGACAGCGGCGACTGGTCTGGAGACTCAAGCACTACCTGGTTGAAGAAGCTACCCGCGTTGACCGAGGAAGCGGCGATATACCGCCCACCGCCATGCACTGCTGGCATGATGGCCATAAGAGCGGGCTGTAACTCTTCCTGATGGGCCGCCTCGTCGGAGACGAAGATAAAAGCGGTCTTGCCTCGCACCTGATCGGCGCCCTTGGGGACGCCTTCTATCTTGCTGGCTTTCCAAGGATTTTTCATCCCTGACGGGTCAAAGGTGTTAGACGAGTAGTGGAGCTTGCCGACCAGATTCCCCGCCCCGCCGCGCAGGGCCGGATCACTGAGCCAGTCGGGCAGATGCCCCTCGATGAAGTCCATACGGCCAGCTCCGGGGTTCTTGGCCCCCTTGCTAACCATCTCGTTGGCATCGTCTTCTTTCTGGGTCTGGTAGACGATATGCCGATATGGCGAGAGCCTGGCGGCCCAGGTCAGAAACGCCGCGATAGCCCAGGACACGCGGATCTGCCGGCTCTTGGGTACGAACAGAGACGGGCAGGTAAGCATGAAGAGGAACAGGACGGTCAGGTATATCTTGCCGTCGGCCATGAGTAGTTTTTCCGGGTTCTCCAGATCGTGCGTATCGTGCGTGTATACATTATCCAAGTAGTTCCACAGTCCGGAGTCGAGGTATCCGTTTTCAGGCGTACCCCAGAACTGGATGCTCTTGTGAAGCTTCCTGATGCGCTCTCTGTCTCTGACGGACAGCTTCTGCACGTCAGTCCTTCTTGTTCCAGTTCCCGTACTCGTACATGGCGACCAGTGACAGACCGAGAACCACGATAAGCCCTATCCCGGCCCAAGCTGCCGTCGGCATCTGCACAGCCATCATCTCCCGCCGGCCTCCGGGTGGTAGGTCGTACCCTCTAGCTGCGGCTGTCCGGGATCTCCCGGAGCTGTAGCCAGTGGCGAGTAGAAACCCTCGCTGGGCTCGGACCATTCGCTTTCAAGCCAGCCGTAGTTCTCGTCGTAGGCGATGCCCTTGACCCTGAGCTGCACCATCATGGCCCCGGCCGGAACTCCTTGCAGGACGAGGCAGCAGGTGTCTGACAGCGTATCGGCCAGTTCGGTCCACGGCAGGGAGTCCCAGGCGTACTGTGCGACATACGCATCGGCAGGCGGGTTGCCCGGTGCCCATGAGTATGTCAGGCTCATGGTCTGGGCGGCGCACGAAGCGGCCAGACAGAGCAGTATGATAATCGCCACCATGGTTTTCAATTATCCGCCTCCATCCTCGACCCAGACACTATCGCACGGAGCAATGGCTCCGCCGCCCGGCTGCCCTTCGCCGCCCATCAGCAACTCGTATCCGGTAGCGTTGACATTGCCCTCGCGATCTACCACATACAGGTACACGTCATCATCTGCCACAAACGTGCCGGCATTGATCGTTACGCTCAGTTCTGTGTCTCCCCAACTAGTGGGAACCTGGATCTCGCGATGCGTACAGGTCTCCCACTGATTGGAGTTGCCCAGCTCGACGCGGGCCTGGGTAGAGTCTACATATACGTCATCGAAATAGATGGCGCGCCACATGTCTTCGCCGCGCTCATCCATAAACCAGTCATGGTAATATCCCAGCTTGATGTCCTTGCCGATACAGGCATCGCCACTCTGGTCGTTCGACGGCGTGCCGTAACTATTGTCGCCCTGCCCATAGTCCGCGCCGTCATACCACATTTGGATAATTTCTTGACCGTTAATACTACCTTCGTCCAGATAAAGCTCTACTCGATGCCAGGCTCCGGCGTCCGGAAAACTCGGCGCCCCAGCCCACTCCACATTGTAGGTGTCCGTATATCCACATTCATTGTTTCTGCTGCTGGTGCCCACATGAGACCATCTGGCAAACTCCCACCAGCCGGCCCTGGCGGGCTGGCCATCTCGGTCTCTGGTTATAATCTTCTTGTTACGAACAAACAAGTTTTCCTGATTGGATGGGTTGAGCGAATCCCGGTTGCTTGACCGCATCCAAAATGTAATATAGTAATTTTCAGACACCCCATTAAGACCCTGGAAGAAGAGGCTGGCAGCATTTTCTCCGGGCCTTGGGCCGGCGCCAACAGCACAAGTGTCG